TCTAAATTAATAGGTTGAGAACTTTCAGTTAATGTCTTCCATGTATTTTGATCTAAGAATGCGGTATTATAATGGTAACCGCCAGGGCCACTTGCTCCATTCATAATGTAATTTTCTGGCAAAAACACATAGTTCTGTTTCTTGTTACCTACAGTAGAAGTAAGGGTGTACGTATATGGAGTATCGTTTTCAGATGCTTTATCTGGATTTTTTAATATTTCATCTCTTCTTTGCCGCCACTCTTCGTTGTATTTATTTACTATTTCTTTTTCTTTTTTATTGTAATCCATATTGATTACAACTTTATTAAAGTTTAATCCTTGAGCAGCAGCGTCAGCCTCTCCTTGTTTAAGAGTAGCTTCTTTTTCCTGATTTAGTTTTGCAAGATCTGCATTCTTTCTAGACTCCCAGCCTTCGTACCAAGAAACAGTTTCTTTTCTTGTATGTCGTGTTTCTCCGATAGCTACTTGTTTGTCTGAAAAGTTTAAAGTGCCGTACTTAGGACTTTCAATGTTGCCTTGTTGGGCATTGCCATTATATTTAAAGTTATTAACAAACTCTTGCTCTTTTCTTAACAGTTCGTCTTCACTAGATTGTCCTGTTTGTTGTTTAAGTAGCGATTGCTGTCTATCTATACCTGCTTTGTAGTCTGCATTTTGTTGTGCTTCATAGTCAGCATAATCTGTTTCATTAAAGTAAGTATAGTATGGCACACCTTTTGCAGCAGCTTTATCCATCTTCTGCTGAAAGGTTTCTTTCATGCTTGCATCTTTTGTAGCCTTGTCTTTTAAACCAGCAAGCTGTTCTTGATAGAAAGGCAGATTAGATTTTTCTTCCATTTCTATCGGAGTCTTAGGCTTAAGAGCCTGTACCGTTTGTATCTTTGTTTCTATTTCTTTAATAGCGTCTAAAGTCTTTTGATCAGCTTTAGGCGGTTCAGGTTTTTTCTGCTCCAGCAAAGTCTTTGTTTGATCTACTTCAGGCGTTGTAGTAGGAGGTGTAGTTGTAGGGGTAGTATTAAACTCAGATTCAATAATAGATCTGGCAGACGGAATCTGCATACCTGATAAAATATCTTTGGCAGATCCTATACCCTCTTCCTGTAATATCTTTGATGCTGCACTTTCTCTACGCAGGTTTGTACTTGTCCTTTCATATTCTGGAATAGAAGATAGATACCTATCCTTTTCTTCCAAGAAAGAAGTGTCTACCGGCTGTATTGTGCGTTTAGCTACCATTAGATTCGTTCTCTATTTCTTCAAGAATGTTATCTACTTCTGACTCAAACTCACCATCGTCTTCTTCTGTAGCTTCTTCAGCATTACTCATCTGACCCATGTCTTCCATCTTAGACAGACCTTCTTTAGCTGCTTGGCGCAACTTCATCAAGTTTTCAAGGCCAATAAACCGAACTACGTCTGCCGGGAAAACAAACTCACCCTCACTTAGCTGGGCAGGAATGTCATCCCGTACCTCTTCTTGCAAAGAACCTACAGGTACTTCATTACCAGATACAGGGTCTACTGTGCCGCCTTCCTGTAGCATACCGCCTTCAGCAAGACCCCCTTTTGCCATACCAACCGGCTTTTTAATTTTAGATGTTGACATTACAACACCGCCTTTTTTATAAGTAGGGCTATCTGGATCGTTTGCATCAATTCTAAATTTTGCATCATTTGGTTCTGCTTTTTTTACATTCTTTGCTAGTACAAGAGGGCCAATTTGTACTACTTCTTCAGCGCCTATAACAGGCATACCATCTGCTTTGTCATAGAAATAACTAGCCCTATAAGGATTCATTCCGACTTGTACCCATTCGGGATCGTTAAATATAGATTCGGCATATTCCCGTGCTTTGGCTGGATCGTGGGGAACCCAGTCACCAAAAGCACGAGCAATAGTAGCTTTACCCATTCTTTCGCCACTTTTTAATTCTTTTCGTCTGGCAATATCTAAAGCAACCCGAGGATCACTTTCAAATGTCACATCTCGTAGAACCGCAGTTTTTGCATACCCAATAGCATTGCCTGACTTTTTTGTTCCGTCATGCAAAGAAACAACCCAAGTATCATATTCATTATATGCTGGAATATCTAAACGAGATGCTACCTTAGTACCCGCCGGTATGTCTAAGTTTACTCCAACTACCCCTGCTTTTGTTACTTGGTTTTCTTTCAAAGCACCAGCAATGTCTTCAAAAGAAGGCATTTTTGGTACTTCTTTTAAAGGAACTATAGGCTGCGCTTTTTTAGACAACTCACGATATTCATCACTTGATATTTCTTTTTTACTTAATTTTTCTGCAGCAGCTTCCATGTCAGGAAGTGGTGCTTGTCGTTGAGAAACTTTATTTTCTTTTCTCCATTGAATAACTTTTTGTTCGTCTAATCCTAATGCTTCATACGCACTTTGACCCTCTTTTGCTATTAATTTTGGTTGCTTTCCAAGGTCTGCGCTTTTAGCTGTTTTAAAAGCTTTTCCTGCTGCTTTTAATCCTCTAATACCAGTACCTACCCCAGGAATAGCGCCAACAACTCCAAGCGCAGTGCCTAACACATCCCCTTCTTCATAAGACTTTTTAGCCCCTAAAGCAGAACGAACTTCACCAACACCAGGAGTTAAATCTGCGGCAGTTTCAACAAGCGCACTTCCTACTTCATCCTCTGCTCTAGGGGACATAGGAGTACCCTGCATTTCAGTAGCAACATCACTATAAGAGCGCTCGTCGGCTACCATACCACCTTTAGCCATCTGCAGTTTGTCTTGCGTAAAGGCATCAAGCCCAGGGGGAGCAGGAGGTGCAGGGGGAGGTGGCATAACCTCGGAATCCATACCATAGGCTTGTTGTGCCTGCCCCCCTTGCATAATTTCTGAAGGATCAATATTAACTACCGGGTTGTACGGCAGCATTATTTTATTCTTCTGCCGTTCTGCTTCTATTGCAGGATTACTTCCGAGTGCCATTTACTTCCTCCTTTAAGTACTTTAACTTACGCAAAGCAGTAATAGCACCCTGTGCTTTGTACAACTCCGTAGTATCCGAACTTTGTTCTAAAGTCTTTTGGTGAAACGAAATGTAGTTATCCAATACAGCATTAAACGCATCCCACTTATTCTTTTTATTTACAAGATCGGTAAGAGCATAGTAGTAGTCTACGATTGATTTAGTAATAGCCATTTATTGCATCCTTGGTGGTTGTGGTTGAGGTGGCGTTGGTGCTTGCGGATTGCCAGCAAACCCTTGTTCACCCGGTACGGGGGCAGCACCAATACCTATATTACCACCACCTGCGCCTGTCATGTCTTGTACTCCAGGTAATCCCGGTGCGCCAGGAACTCCTCCCGGGGGTGCCGGGGGTTGTGGGTTCTGCTGTTGAAATAGCGTAGCTTGTCTGGCAGCTTCTTCCATGTTGTTAGATACCTTGTCAGGATCAAGTTCCATAGACTTGGCAATCTCCCGAATGATATAGGGAAACTTAGCAAAGGGCGTAAGCGCAGGATTACCAGAGGTAACTTGCAGGAACTGCATAAGCCGCTGGCTGCGTACTTCATTAGCCATAAGACTTTCGGTACCCCGTGCCTTTACTTCCAAGTCACCCTTGATTTCAGGGTCGAAATCAAACTGCATATTGAAACTAAAAAAAGCTTCGCCCATAGGACGTAGTAAGTAATCATCAATATTCTTAATCACAGTTTTAATGCCACCGGCAGCAGCATTCATAAGCATACTAATACCAGAAGCAGTTCTACCTACACCAGTAACCCCGGTCTGTCCATGTGCAAAAGATGGCATACCTGTTGCTTCGTCTGCAAGAACCCGTGCCTTATCAAACATCATAAGGTTTTCTTGGGTTACGTTTGGAAACTTAGTTCCAAACAAAGCTTGTCCAGGTGCGCCACCCTGCCGCCTAAATACTTTGCCAGGGTACACTTGCATGTCTTGTCCAGGTACTAAGTTCGTTTCGTCTATCTCAAATACGAGATTGCCAGACAAGACCCCGTTGTCTACAGCCATACGCATAAACCCGTTCATTAGCATCTGGGTATCGTCCATGTTCTCTCCGATACCTACACCAAACAACGAATACGGATTTAGTTCATACGGCACAGCATAATAAGGAATACGAGAGGGTTTAAAAGGATTTAAAACTAGACGCAAGATCCTCCCATTACATAGCCAGATGTTGGCTTGAAGATCATCTAGATCTTCCATATCGACAGGGATTGTTACCCCGTTATCTTCTAGCAGATCCCGATCTACCGTACCCCAGTATTCCAAAACTTCAAATCGATCGATGTCTTGATTGGGTTGATAGTCAGATAGATCATCTTCCCAATACTTTTTGACATACGTTTCACCCCGAGAGATGACTTCTTCAATTACCTTGTTCCTAAACATAGGACGCTTCTTAAGTGCCCGTAGCTGTGACCGGCTTAACTTGTGCCGCTCTACTACATACTGCACCTCATCCATGTTGATAGCGTCAGGATCAGGGTAGAAGTTCCACACACTCACATGTGCAGAAGACGGTACCGTTTTAATCGAAGGAGAATAGTCACCCGTATCAGACCAGTTAGCATATTCTTTATCTACAGCAAATGGCCCCTTCATTACGCCCGTACCAAACAATGCCATCTCAAAAGCTGCAGATCGTAGCTGCTTGCTAGCATTGCTTTCCTCAAGCTGATCCTTAATCTTCTTCTCCATCTTCTTAGCTGCAATCTGTGCAGGACTAAAAGTAACGGAGGTAGGAGTTAGACCTGTACCTTCCTTCAAACCTACGATATTTCGTAACTTGTCACGCAATGGCCCTAAACGGTCCATCAAGGTCTTTGCAGTTGCTCCTGGGGGTAGGGGGTTACCATCCCCTCTAAAACCGTATGGCGAGTCTAATGCAGGGTTTGCCATGCCTCCTGGTCCCTGACTCTTATCTGCCGGGTCAAAGTGTACGTCTTCCGCTACCCCTTCAGGAAGAAGGGTAGGTTCGATGCTAATGGGGAAACTGTTGTTAGCAAACAACACATCGACAATCTGACCGTATGCAGCCAGTGTCTTTGTCTTGGTTACTTTGATGAATACCCGTGACTTTTCAGATTCTGTGAACTGAACTTCAGGGCCATAGATGCCACGGTAGTTACGATATGACCGTAGCCACCGCTCTTCGTCATTCCTGCGAGAGTTTTCTGCTTTAATGTACCGCTCTTGTACAAACAAGATCAAAGGAGATACAACATCTTCCTCTTTAGAGAAATCCTCTACGTCATCTAGAGAGAATCCTTTGTCTTCAATAAATCCTGAATTAGCCATGTTTATCCTTAGTATCCCATTATAGAATCTGCTGGTCTAAAACCAGAAGCTTGTGCGCCAGGAGAGTAATCCCATATACTAAAACGAGGTCTGCTCATTATACCATAACGTAAAGCGTCATATAAGTGGTCAAAATTCACTTTAGTATCTATATCCTCTGGGTTACTCTTGTCCAGGGGCAATATAGGTAGCTGGGCTATTAGATTTACACAGTTATCTGTAAACACTAACCGTGGTTCTTCTGTAAACTCATCCACCTGCAACCGTCTATGTACCTCGTTCTTACCTGCTACCCTAGAACCTGCTGATCTATCCGAGGGTCGCCATCTGCATCCCTCAGAAATCATCTGTTCTGCCAGTGATGGGCCTGTATCCCCCCGCTTATGCCAGCAAGAAGAGTCCAATACCCCGTACTTTATCTGTCCATCCCCCTGCTCTACCTCTAGTACCATCCTGGCTAGGTCTTTAGCCAGCACTTTACTTACATAAAGTTCACGATAAACGATAAGTTGTTCAGAAGGAGTAACAGCAAACCAAACAACAGCAGAATAAGAACCATATCCGTAATCACATGCCCGAAATTTGACCCAGTTCTTGGGTATTTCGGAGGCCGGGATAACATGGATCTTTCGATTGAACTCAGGAAAAGCCGCTCCCTCTGCAACATCCCAGTTTCCCTCCAACAATTGCTTACGTTGATGCTCAGGCAGAGACAAAAGCATCGTCTCATAGTCACCTTGGGCAGAAAGGTAGGGGTTATCTGTCAACAATGCAGGTATAAACCTACGTTTGAACAGGGGTTGCCCCTCTTTACTGTGTCCTGTTGGGTACTTTAGTACCTCTCCTGTGTCAACATCGGTAGCCCAGAAGGGTTTACCCGGTTTTGCTGGGTCAATAAACATCTTTTTAACCCATCCATGACCCGGACCACCTGGGTTGGTGGTAGCCCTCATGTAAATTGGTAGGTCTGGTGCTGTACTACGCAACCGTGAACGCATGTAGTTCCATGCAAACGGGGTTGCCCACTGCGTCAACTCATCAAAACCTACCCAGCTAAAGGCCAAACCTTGATATCGTAGTACATCTTCGTCCCTATCGAGGTAGGAAAACCATAATCTACCACCCTGCGGGGTGACCCATTGCATTTTTCGTTCTGACCACTTGATGCCTGGGTAGATTTTGGGGTACATCTCTTGGGACTTCCATATAAGTTCCCGTAAT